TGAGATCCATTCAGGTCTCCTTTCCTAGATAACCTGATAAGTGAAGGTGAAGTACATTGGTTGATTGGTAGTGTCAACCGCAATCCAAACCATTTCTGCCCGATCGTTCGCTACGTTCCCGCGGATAGCGGCAGACTGCCCGGCGACCGCCGAGGCCGCGGCCACCCCCGCACAGTCCTCCACCGCCCCAAGATTCGACGCTACGGGGAGGGAAATCCCCAGGACTGTATTCCCCGCGCCGGTCGGGTCTACATCTACTCTTCCTGACACAGTTACTGTCGCCCCTACCCGGAGGTATTGACATTCGAAGGCAGTGCTCGCCGCGACGTTAGTCGTATTGTTCAGCGTCGGCGTGTAGGTCCCCGCCGCGAGGGTGATTGCCAGCGTATGCTGCGCCTGGGATAGATGAAAGTACTCATTCGCCGTCCCGCCTTGCAGTCCGCTAGTCGAGTTATGCGCGATCGTACCTCCGCCTCCGCCGGAGTTATTGATAATCTCCACCAGGTCGAGGAACCACTTCAGCCAAATCGGATTAAAGCGCCCCTTCTTCGTCACTTCATCGACGAGGACAGGTTCCGCGTAGGTCGGCGGCGGCTGGAAGTCGGACACCTAGATGCTCCCCAGGTCGATCTGCATTTCCACCGCCTGCAGACGAGGCATCCGAACCGGCTGTGCGTGGCGGAAGTTGTACGCCCGGCGGCGGAAGGTGCCCTCGTTGGTGATGAAAGGATTCTGCTTGCTCAAATCCACCGTGCGGAAGTTAGACCATTTCGTCGCCTGGTAGTCAAAGTCATTATGTCGAACCTTCAGCAGACTCCCTTCCTTCTGATCACAAACGAAGGACATAAGGTTCATCTGCTTCCGCCGGCGAGTGCCTCCGTCGAACTGCGGAGTGTAGATATCGACGGTAATAATACTACTATCATCCGTCGCATAGCCGTTATCTGCAATGTAAATCTTCCCGTTCGACTCGTGCTGCAGCAGCTGCTCGTGGGTGTTCTGGTAGGTACTGCTAACAATCGGAAAGTAGTTCCCGCTCGCATCCGTCCACTGCGCCCACATCCGTTCGCGGATATCGTAGGCGAGGGTAAGGTTCTCGTTTACCAGGGTGATAACGTAGAAGCTATGCCCGTCATGTTTGAGCTGGAAGCTGTAGACGGAGGTAATATCCGCCCCATCTAGCAATCGTTCGATCGGCTTGGTGGAGATAATCTCGAACTTCAAATTATCCAGTTTCCCCACCTGCACCGAGCTGCCGCGGTTGGTGGTCAGCCAATAGTGCGCTCCGTCAATCTCCTGCACGGAGTCTTGGTTAACGCACCCATAGTTCACCTTCGCACCCTGCACAGTCCCCAACGGGCTCCCCGACGCATTCGCGGCGTCGTAGAAGATTTCCGTTGACCACTGTTTGAAGAGGATAACGTAGACGAGTTGCTTCCCTAGGGCAACGCCGCCGTCCGGCTCAATCTGCGCGGTGATAGTATTCAGCGCATTCCAGTTAACGGGGTCGTTAATATCACTCCCGCGGATCGCGGCCGCCGAGGTAGCTACATAGGTCGTACCATCCAGATACGCCCAGCCTTTCACGAAGGCGGAGGGAAAATCTACGTCGGTAATCTCCACCAGGCCGGCACCGTCGTCGTAGTTATACGCCTTCACCCCATTCCCCAACTGCAGCTTCGGCGTGGCACCAAGGCATTGGGAGAAACGATACACTCCATTGGTAGTATCGACGGCCCCCTTACTCGTCGATCCCTTATACAACGTATTCCCTACGATGGAGTAAATATCCCCCCGCCAGTTGTAGATTCCCCGGCCAGTGCCAGTTCCGCCAGAGGGCTGCGTGGCCCCGCCGAGTCCGGGACGCTGGTAAATGTAGATCGAGCTCTCTCCCTTCGTCTCGATATACGCATTCACCAGGCGCGCGTCCTTCTCCGTCGTCTGGTCCCGGTTCTCAGGATCAACGATCAGCGGCAACCGCTTCGGGAGGGCTACGGTTTCAGCTTGGCCGGCCATTAGCGGAAGGCGCTCCCGCCGCCATACCTAGCACGAGGATCAGGGGTAAACTGCGTCGGCGCGTCTTCAACGTCCCAGGCTTCCAGCAGTTCCATGTAGTACCCCGCCTTTCCCTCGCAACGCTCGATGATAGCCGCCGGCTGCCCGGTACAGAGGTCGGCGGCCAGCCCCCACCGCAGGGCCATCCTCCACTCCTCCGGGAAGTTCATTGTTTCATCCAGCTCCGTCGGATTGGTGATTTGCGTTTGCAGGAGGAGATAAACCGATCCCGTCGCCGCCTCGGTATCCGGCACCGGCCAGAAGGTCACACTGATAACCGTCTGCTGCTTATCCTCAAAGTAGCTGTTAATCGCCCCGGTTTGTTCTACTTGGCTAAGGGTGAGATAGTCGTTCCAGCTAAGGGGGATAAGGGGCCGGCGGTTCGGCGGGTCGGAGTCGTCTTGATAAAGCCCTTGAATCACCCGCATGGGCTTAGTCATATTAACACTCCCACTCGGCCCGAAGGTATACGTCGCCTGGTTTGCCGTCAGCGGCACCTCCGTCAGCACATTCACCCAGAGCTTCAACCCCCTCAACTGCATGGTGTTGATCAGATCCCGCAGCCGCCGCAGCCCGATCGCATATTGCTCCGAGGAGATATCATCCCCAATTGCTACCAGCCCTGCATCAGAGTAGGCGTCGAGGATGATACTATTCGGCGTGTTGATCGAAGGAGTAGTCATGGGCTACTCGTAGTGAGCGGAGAATGAAACGACACACCAGAAGACTTCTGACGCTGTGGCGGTCCCAACGAGGAACTTCGCAACAGCGGCAACCCACTGTCCAGGCTGCACCACTACTGGACTTGGAAAAGGTACAAGAATCGCCTCCGCCGGCTGCCCGATCGCCGCACCCACTATCCAGCCCTGAATCCCTAGTGGGATACGCCGCCACGCTTTCGTCGTGCCGGTGGCAAACGAGGCCGACTCCGCTTGCGCAAGAGACGGAATCGTACCCCCAGTAGCACCGTAGGCAAGAGACCACTGAAGAATTGAGGCAGTGGTTGCTGTCGCCGCTCCGAGGTTAACCGCGTCAATACGCACTCCAGTGATAATAAGATTTCGCGCGGTTTGGTTAATGCCGCCTGCAGGAACCTGAAAAGCAGTGACGCATCCATCTACGCCTGCCGCCGCGGCTTGAATACCCGCTTGCCCCCCCAAACCCGTAGCAAGCGCAACGGTCTGCGACAGCGCGCCGCCAGTTACAGTCGTCGCACCTGTAGCGTTCGGCAGCAGCGCGGTAGTGCCCATCGTGCCGCCGTTTTGGCCTTGATACGCCATCAACCCCTGCAAAGCTTGCTGCTCGGCCCAAGGCTTTACTGTTTGCAAGTCAAGCAGCGAGACGTTGAAGTCACTCACTCGCATGGTGTTAGTATTCGACACCGCACCAGTGTTGTACTTCATCATAAAACCTGGCAAAGCGCCTTGCAAAAAGGGCTGGCCGTTTGAGGCCGGCACTTCAATCGTGCCAAGCAAAACGTCATCTCGCCAGAACTCAACTTCGCGTTCTCCCGCCACAATGGCGTGCTTGTACAGCGTGCCAGCAGTGTAGCTGGCGAGCTGCAGCAACGTGCCGGTCTGCGTAGTGGTGTTGTTATAAACCAGCACTCCGATAAGACCGGCGGAAGTCAACTGCAACCACACACCGTCGGTCGGAGGCGTAGTTGCGGCAGTCGGAAGACCCAGCCCCATCAACCAAACTTCGTTAGCGACTAGCGCCGCAGTGAACTGTCCGGCGTGAATCTCCACCGAAAGCGGCGCAGTGCCTACCAGCGGAAAATATTGAAACGTCCGCATAAAGGCACCGTGGGCGGAGGTAGTGCCCTGCACGGCGGAGAAGTTAACAGTGCCGATGCCAGGCTGCGCCGCTGTCAGAGTGTTGAACGTATACGACCAAAGGGAAGTGTTCTGAGCCGACGCGTTAAACGTATCGCTGAACAGGTTAGTATCAATGCCAACACGCAGGCGGAAATCTTGCGAGGCCTCAGGCTGCCGTAGCAAGCGAGACCCGGTGATACTGCCCGGATCGCCTTCCGCCAGCATAGCCGCAAAGCCTGCCGTAGGCATCCCACCTCCTTGCAGTGTGCCATTGGGCAGCGTGTAGGGCAGGTTCGCTTGCAGGTTGTAATTCGGATCGACATTCGCCTTGCCGGCGGCCGAACTTCCACCATCAATGACAGCCATTTATGCCCCCACTTGGTAGAGAAATTTCCGCGGGCCTACTATCGGTCCCGGAGAAAAGGTTACGTAGCACAAGGCGCTTCCGCTAGTAGGAACCGCTGCAACAGTCGCGCCGTCCCATTGCCAGTCACCGGCGGCGCGACCAGTTGCCGCTTCCCCGCAAGGAACAACACTGACTTGCTTAGCCGCAGTTATAGCTGCGTCAACTATTGTGAACTGCGCGTCGTAGACAGGAGCTGTCCCAAAATCAATTTCAATCTCCGTCCACGTCGCCCCGCCGCTGCTACCGCCAGGCTGCCAGTCGTAGTCCCAATCGGCGCCGGAAAGCTTAGTAAGCACCTCCCCTGTGGCGCCGCCACCAGGAGGGTACTTCCTATATCCAGCCTGACCCTGCGTCATTTTACTTCGCAGTAATATACGTGACGCTGAAAACCGCCCCGTTTGTGTAGCTGTTTACAGCTAAACGGGAGGCTCTTGCGACAACTGCTAACGGAGAGCTTAGACTCGCGGTTTTATTCGTGAAGTTCGCGTCGTTCAGCCAAAGCAGATCTCCTTGCGCAGGCTGCGGCACCGCTCGAATATCGCTCATCGTGTCTTCCATATCGAAGTTCGCCGTACCAGTTAGCTCAACCTGCACGTTAACCGTTTGCCCTTGCACGTAGAATTCGAGAGGAATGGTCTGCGAAACAAACTCATCTACCCACCCGACGTCTAGAGTGTTAGCGCCGAGCGTGCTGGCCGCGCTGATCTGCGTAACCGTGGCGAAGAAAGCGGTGGTTTCTACTGTCGTAGCGTTCGGCCCCGCCAACGTTTCGCTAATCGCCACTCCGTCGGCGTCCGTACCCGTGACGGTAAGATTGATACCGCTAAGGTTCGCCGCAGAGGTCAGCGCAAGCTGATGGGCCAGTCCATCAGACGGGCCGCTAAGGGTGAAAGTAGTCCACGGACCCGCGCCGGTCAGACCCGTCGCAATTCCAGTAGTAGTAGTGTTAGCCGGCGTGAACGTATAAGTTACTGGACGCATCGTCATAGCGGTCTCCTACCCTTTCGCCAGGTCTTGAAAGGCCTGCAATTTTCTTTTCACTTCCGCCTCCCGCTCAAGGACGGCGGCCTCCCTCTCCTGCAGGGATTTCTCCCGAAGAGCCTGCTTTTCCGCCGCCGCCGTGAGGCTGGCCGCTTGTGCGGTTAGTTGCCGCTGCTGCTCCTCCAGTGTCTTTTGCAGCCGCTGCGCTTGCTGTAAAAGATTCGCAGCGGAAGAGCGCTCCTGCTTCGCAGCCGTCAACTCCTTCGCCCCTGCTGCCTGCGCTTCCACCGCAAGCTGCTTAGCTTCTTCTTTCGCGGAAGCCAGGAGACTTTGCGCAGCGGCCTGCGCCGCTTCCGCTGCCTCCACGGTTGCGTATTTACTAGTGAGGGCAGTCAGCTCCGACGACAACGCCGCGGCGCGACTCAGAAGCTCTTTTACTTGCTCAGGATTCTGCAACAGCCCGAACAGCGTTCGCAGCTGTCCGAGCGTCTGCATATCCATAGGAGAAAGTGTCATGGGGTCTTTTCCTTAGCGCTCGACCGCGAAGAACAGATAGTCGCAGTGCAGCGTACGCGCATTCGCAGTCGTGTTGAGCTGCGAAAGCGTCGGCGTCAGCGGCACGTCATTAGGAAAGTTGCTGATAGACGTAATGACTTGAACGGGCGAACCGTCAACGTAGCACGTCGTAACGCCCCTACCGTCATACGCCATTGCTAGTTCGACGAAGGTGTTCAGCGCGCTGCTCGCGTACGCACTCGTTTGCGTGGCGGTACTTGCAGTGCTGTCTTTGGAAATGCTGAATACCGCAGACGTAGACGCGCCGGCGATGCTCGCCCAGATACCATCAACCAGAGTAAAAGGCGTAGCGTTTACCGCCTGCATCCCGAAACCGATCGTCGCATCCGCGTTACTGCGAGACACGCGCCCGCGCAGCCACCAGCGTTTTGTAGTATCGCTGATAAAAAACGGGGCGGTGGTGAGTTGAATACTGTTCAGGTCAGTGCCACCTGCGGTATTAACCAGCGCAACCAGGCCGTATTCTCCGCCGGCATCCGCGGCAACTAGCGCTTGCGTGGCGCCAGCTTGTGTTTCAGTGACCGTCCAGGCAGACGCCAGGTAATCCAGCCCGGTAAAGTCAACAAAAAGCTCCGCAATTTCCAGGGGGTCCGGCGCGATGAAATTGCCCATCGGGGACTCTTTTACAACGTTGGTAACACCGTAGGGAAAACGAACAGGGGAACCCATTTTATTCTCCTTGTAAACGTTTTACTAAAACGCTCTTTCAAGCTTTTACAGGCCGAAGTCCGTTCGGCACGGAGGGGCTAATGCCCTTTCATACGCCCATTATGCGGGTATAATGCGCGCATGGAAGGGCACTTTTCAGTGCCCAACCCCCTACTTACTGCGAACCGAAGATCCCTCGCGGATCGGTACACCCCACGCTGAATCGCATGTAGGTCGCTGCCTTCGCGTTCTTCGTATCGAAGTCGTTGTCCTGGTCGAACTCCGGGCGGTCCCGCCAGGATCGTGACTGGGAAAC